CTAGATCACTTCCGCGTACTCGAACAGAGTCGGTAGATCCGCTGTGAGGTTGAGTGCGTCAGCCAGCAGTTGCACGGTCAGGCTATTGCTCTCGATGGTTACCGCGCCCTGCCAGTCCACGAGCGTGCGATACCGCATGTGCTCATCAGGGATCGCCTCGATGGCAGTCAGGATCGCGTCCTCCCTGATGCCCTTGAGATCGAACAATGCAAGGAGCGCCTGGCGCTTTGTGACGCGCTTGCGCGCAGCCTCCCGGGCCTCCCGTTCCGCCTTGACTTTTGCGACGGCCACGGCCTGCAGTTCCTCAGCGCTCAGCGGCACGATAGACCACTGCTGACGCCAAACGCCGTCGATGTTCACCGGCTCCATCTCTTTGGGCTTGTGCGTTTCCGGTTCGTATGTTGGCGTGTCCGATGGCTCGACCGGCTCATAGTGCTCGGTCGGGATAAAAGGCTTGCCAAACATCGTGTTCGGATGGCGCTCACGAATATCAACTTCAGTCAGCGGATATTCTTTTGTGTCGATATGAATGTACATATTTGTTCCTAGATGACGCGGCCAAGGCGCGTGCCCGTTGCAAGCCAAGTGATATAGGCGTTGCCGTCAACGTAGTAGCCTGCGGGCTGACCCTCGCCGGGAGGCGTTGTTTCAGAGGCCGTCGCTGAGCCACCGACACCACCCCATCCGCCGGAAAATCCAGACTGCCCAATTGCTCCGCCACTACCGCCCCAACCTCCTGACGCCCCCGGGGCTGTGTCGCCCGGAAATACCGCCCCTTGATACTGGTAGTCCGAACCTCGCCCGCCAGGTTGTGCAGCCACCATGGTCACAGCACCGGATGCGGTAAATCCTGCACCCTCGCCCCCGCCGCCGCCAGAAGCGCCGCCTGACGAGCCGTGGTACTGTACCCATGCGCCACCTCCGTATCCGCCCTGACCACCCCCACCAAAAATTGTCCCGTTATTCGTAAGGCGCAAACGAGTGCGTGTATAGAGGCCTGTGCCGCCGTTGACTAGGCCGCCTATCCGGCCGTTGTTGATGATGTGCAGCGCATCGTCTGGGATGCCGGTCACCTGCAGCGATGCGACATCGACGCCGGCATTGATGACGCACTCAATCTGCATGCCTGCGACATAGGCTGCTGCGGTTGCCAGGGCCAGGAGGTTCGGGCTTCGCACACTCGCGGAGATAACAATCTGCACCGTGCGGCTGGAGCAAGCCATAAGCCAACGAACGCTCATGCTGTGTGCACTCCTGCGACGAATGCGTCGATGTACCCAGCGCGCGTCCAGACAAATGTCACAGTGACAATCTGTCCAGCGGTATATGTGGGCATGCTGACGCCGACCGGAAACCGTATATCTGCCCCGAATGAGACTGGCCAAGCCCCACCAGAGAACTGCATGCGCAGGGTCGCTTGGTCTCCGAAGTCCCGTAGGGCCTGCGCAAAATGGGTGTTGTATTCGACTATGACGTGATGGATCGACCCTACCTTCGGATCGACAAAGTACAGTTTTGCCGCTCCAGGACCCACCCCTGTATTGGCCGTCACAACCCTTTCCCGGAAATCGAGATCGCTGATTTCACGCGTCCAGGCTGACCAATTCGCGTCGTGCCTGTATCGCCGAAACTTGGAATATGTAGAAAGAAAGCCGGAGAGTGTGAATGTGGCTTCCTGTACCGACCGCGCCCCAGCGCGATCCCAGGTTTCGACAATCCAGCCATGAATACTCACGTTGGTCCTGTAGGGCCAGTCCGCTCCGCCTCCGTCGCCAGACTCAAAGAAGCAAACTACGCCAACGGGGGCTGCGGACATCGGCGTAGATTTGTCGAAATAAGCGACTGCTCGCGGAACAACTTCCTGCGCCTGCGGCGCTTCCTCGCCAGTTGCATTGGGACGGACCTTGAGAGAGCCGAGCATCTTGCCGCCAGCCAGCGGCAAGAACGCCCCCGTGTAGTCGCCAGGCCCTAGCTTCCACTCCGTCCCGCCCCAGATGTACCAGCGGTCCTTGAGCGCGGGGTCACTGCCGGTGTTGTAGTACATCGCCCCCACCGCTATGACCCCTCCCTGGTTGTTGGTCGTGGGTGGCAGCGCACGGCCGCCAAGAAGACGGGAGTCCACAATTGCCAGGCTGGAACTGACAGACTCTGCATAGCCCTTCGCGGCATCTCTCGCCCCTATTGCGACCGAGGCATACGACGAAGCCTGCTGCCGATAGGTATCCGCTTGGCCAGCCGCCTGAGTTGCCGTGCTCGCGCTTGTCGCAGCGCTCTCGGCCTTGCCGAAGATCACCAGCGCGTTCGTGTATGCGTTGTCGGCCAGGGCGTTGATGGCCTGCTGCATCGGAGACAGCGCGGCGACGAATGCATCGCCGCGCTCGTCGAAGTTGTCGGGATCGCTCAGGGTCGGCGGCGCCGGCAGCGGTACGGCAGGCGTCGGTTGGACGGGATTCGTTGGGGTGGTAGCCATGGTTTTCAAAGCTCCTCAATGTCAATGGTTGCTTCTGCGTTGTGCACGTTGTCGGGCGTGTACTCCAGGCGTCTGTAGACGCCAAACAGCAACACGCTCTCGTAGTAGGGACTGTTGGGCTGCGTTGCCAGGCCCACCCAAAGCGCCGGAATGGCATTGAGGTGGTCACGTACGCGTCGTACCCTGTCGACGTTGTTTGCCGGCACCTGAAACGCACCGGAATAGCCTGGAACCGTACGGCGCTGGATCAGCGATACGCCCGGCCGCAGCGAGCCGTCAAACTCGCGCTCGATGCGGCTGAAGTTCGAGCCCGTGATGTTCGGGCGCCAATGCAGGTCACCCAGATATTCGGCCCGGCCCACAACGACGTAGCCCACGCTGGCTGTGCCCGATGCGGGCGAGATTTCGATCTCGATCTCGCTGCCCGATAGCGGTGGCAGGGACACGAAAGCCACGGCGCCGCGCTGGAGGAATGGGGCGGTGAACCAGTCGTACCAGCCATGCACCTCGCGACGCAGAAGATTCTCGACGCGAGGCCCGTGCACGACGGCACCGGCCTGGCGCACGGTCACGGTTGCACGTCGGCCGACAACACCGTACAGACCCAGCGTGTCCACACGCTTGCCCACACGCAGTTTGATGCGCAGCGGCTGGCCGTCCTTCTGAGTGGTCGCGGTGCTCTCTGTGTATACGAAAGCCGCGAACTTGTTGCAGGCACGAACGTCCTGCCAGACCTCGGGGGCGCTCTCGGGTGGTGGCGCGCCAGAACTGTCGGTACCCGCCGTGACTCGCTTGTATACGCGCCGTGTTTCTGCGCGGTGGCACAGCTCATCCTTGGCCCAAGCCTGCTGTGCGGCCCAAAGGCGGCTCGGGTCCAGGGCAGCCACACTCGACGACAGGATCTGGGCATCGCCGATGGCATACGGTTCAATTACACGAAAGCTCATTGCATCCTCACAGCGAATTCAAATTGACCACGGGCAGCGCCCTCCAAGGCTTCCCGCGAACGCTGTCCATCGCCAGCAATGCGTACCAGAAGCTCGCGAAACAGGCGGTTCTCCTGCAGCAGTTGGGAGAACAGTGCGTCCAGGCGAGAGATGTCCACGCCTGAAGCCTGGCCACCCAGCATGGAGCGGGTTTGATCGGCGCTCCAATAGCGCGCCGGCCCGGTCATCTCCAACTCGGGGCCGCGCTCACCGACCAGCCGAATCCCGCCCCAGTGCTGTCCCCCGTCTGCATAGGCGGGGATGCGGTTGCTGTTGAACCAGTTGACCCAGTCCCTCTCGTACAAACCGGATAGATCGGCAAGGTCCTTGGGCGACAGGTTGTTGTCCTTGATCCACTTGTTCAGACCTTCGGCATCCCCTGTCCCATCGAACGCGTGGTATCCGTCGTGATACTTGTCCAGCTCCCGTATGCGCCCCTGGTCCGTGATGCCCTCGTACCAGGTGTTGCCGGATCCGTCCGGCCGGGGCTGCACATACTTCGGCGGATCCTTGGGAGCCGTGTCCGGAGTTCCGCCAGGCCCAAATACAGCTCCGCCCTGGTCTTTTCCCGAACCAGTCCCCGTACCTGGCTTCCCGCCGGGAAACAGCAGCGACTCGAGCTTGGTGATCGCCCCCACGACGCTCAGCGTGGCGTCTATGTTTTTCGTCGTTCCGTCGATCTGCCTGCGCCAGTAATCCAGAGCCTTGTCGTTTTGCGCGATCTGGCGCTCTATCCCCTCGGCCGTGCGTTGGACGTCGGTGAGCTGCTTGCCGCCCTGGTCTTCAATGCCCGCCAGCTTGTTGGCCAGCGCCAACTGGGCACGTTCGTAGTCCTGCACCGAAGCAAACGAAGACTCGGTGAGGCTGCCCCGCGCGACCGAGATGGCTTCCGCCAGGGCAGCGCTGTCCGCCGGCAGGCTTGTTCCCGAACGCAGGGCAGCAAGAGTGCCGTCGATCGTGGCCATGGCCTGGCGAGTCTGGACTGCGGCTGTGACCTGCACATTGCCGCGCAGCTCTCGCACGGCACTCCCAGCAGCCTCCACAACAGTGGTGAGCGAGTCCTGGATTTGGCGCACACCCTCCAGGCGCTGCTGCAGGCCCTCACGCTCGCGTTCTACAGCCGCCTGGAGATTGCCATAGGCGGCATCAACAGCAGTCCTGCGTGCGTCCTCTTCTTTTCTTTTCGCGTCCTCGGCCGCCTTCGCCTTCGCATCGGCCTCCTTGGCCGTGGCCGCTGCGGCCTCCTCGGAGGTTTTGGTAACGGCCTTGAACGTGTCGTTGAGCTTGAGCAGCTCGGCAGCGGTCTCGGCCGAAGACTTGCCGGTGCCGCCGATATTGCCGATCAGCTTGTCCATACCGGCAGTGAAGTCGGCCAGCGACGTGCTGGTGTTTGCCAGGTTCTCGAGATCAGCCGCGAGTTTCCCGATATCGCCCGAACCTTCTCCCAGGGTGGAGCTGGCCCAGTCCTTGAAGGCGCCAGTCTTGGCCATGTCCTTGAGGCCTTGCGTGCCCTGGACCTTGGAGATGGCGTCCTTCAATACCTTGGCATTCGCCTCCTCGGAGTTGGCTGCCTTGAGCTTTTCCTCCACCAGCTTGCGGAACCGGGCCTGGGCGTCGTCGGCATCCAGGTCGATGTCCACGCCCAGGTCCTTGAGCTTGCTGCCCACCTCGCGCTTGGCGATGGTCTTGCGCTCGTCCTCGCTGTAGTAGTTCTGGTAGAAGCTGCCGGCGTTGGAGTTCAGCGCCTCGATGCCGCCCGAGGCCTTGATCAGGGACTCGAAGGCCAGGTCGGTCAGGTCGGCAAAGCCCGTGATCTTCTTGCCCAGTTCCTCGAAGGAGCGGCCGATCAGGTCGATGGTCTGGAAGGCTGCCTGCAGAGCCTCGACATTGGGTGCTTCGCCCAGCGAGTCCAGCGTGGTGCGCATCCAGCTGGGCAGGTCCGCCTTCTTGAGTTCGGACACCAGCAGTGAACCGGTCTGGCCCAGGAAGGCCTTGTAGGCTTCTTCCGGGTTGTTGCCCAGCGAGCGGTTCTCGAAGCCGGCCAGGATCATGCCGGTCGTCTTGTCGATGATCTTGGCGTAGCCGTAGGCGTCCTCGTCGCTGTACCGGCCGTTGACGGCAAAGCCACCGACCAGGTCGATGCCGCGCGCGCTACCCGTCGCGTATTTGCTGAGGACCCCATAGACCGAGGCCAGGCCGTCCAGGCTGGTCTTGAGCTGCTTTTCGACGGCATCGCTGTGGCGCTGCGTCAGATCGTCATACCAGTCTCCGGCCGCACGGCCGAACAGCTGTTCGGCGGCCTTGTCGTTGCCGACGCCAGCGGTGCTGTAGGCGGCGCCGCCGTGGTTGGGGCCGCGGGAGCCGAAGCCTCCAAACAGGGAGCTGATGGCAATCGCACCCAGCACAAATGGGCTTGCCGCCCCCATCAAGGTTCCGAGCCCCCCCAGAAGGTTGCCTGCCCCAAGTGCCGTGATTCCTGCATCCAGCGTCCCCAGAATGCCCGCCTCACCAAAGATGCCAGCTACGCCTGCGTTCAGGCCCATGCCGAAGGTACCGCCACCGAGCCCCAGCACTCCGGAAGCGCTGCCGGCCTGACTCAGAAAACCTCCACCATTGGCAGCGCCAGATCCGCCCACCCCGAGATTGGCTGTTACGTTACCAAGCATGCCTCGTACCTGTGCAAGCACAGGCACGATAAATGGCCGCGCAAACGCCTTGTACATTTCATCGGCAACCGAAGCCTTGAACGTTGCGCTCAGGTTCTTCGTGAACGTGCGCCAGCCCTCGGTACCGTTGGCCAGCATGTCTGTGAAGCCCTTGCGGAACATCTCGTCCATCTGGTCGACCGACGCCTGGGTCTCCTTTACGCGGGTGCGCTCGGCGACATTCGCCTTGGCCTGATTGGCTGTGGCCGTGGCCTCTTCCCTCAGCCGCCGGGCCTCTTCGGGGTCGGCCCTGTTCCTGGCGTTGATCTCCGCCAGCTTGATCTGCAAATCAAGTTCGATCTTTCGCTGCTCGATCGCAATCGTGCGGTCGCGCTGCGACATGGCGGCGAGCGACTGCTCAAACTGCACTTCATCGTTGGCCACCTGCACGTTTTTCGCGTACTCAGCCACCATGCGCGCAGACTCGTTGTAGCCTTTGACCTTGGCCTGATCACGAATGGCCTTGGCCTCTTCCAACAATGCCTGGGTCGCCCTTCCGGAAAGGTCGATGCCTTGCATCACCATGGCTTGAGCCTCCAGCTGGCTGGCGGCTTCTTCCACTCGTTTTTGACGTAACTCTTCGAGAGCCGCTCCCGTCAGTCCGATTTCCTCGGTTTCACGCTGCGCCAGTCGAATGTTCTCCTGAATGGCGCGGGCTTTGCTCTCATGGGTCTCTATCAGCTTTTCGAGATCGGCGGCGGCCTTAGCAAAATCCAAGGATTCAAGGTCTTGACCAGAAGATTTACCTGCCCCCTGGGATGGCCGCAAAATCGTGGCCTTGCCCACCGGAGCAGCCTTGACCCTAGGAGGTTCTTCCCACGTACGGGGGATCACTTCGGAAGGGGTAGCAGGGCCCGCAAAAGGCGGATTGATGAATCCCCGGCCACCGCCTGTGTCACGTCTGCCTTCCAGTGCCAGTTGCTCCTGCTGCGCCTGCTTGAGTTTGGCAACGTACTTCAGCAAATCGAAGTACGAACTGCGCAGATAGATGTTTTCCGAGGTGGCTGCGCCTCTGGCCTGCAGCGCCTCCAGTTCAGCAGCGGCCTTTGGCAGCTCCTTGGCAAGGTAGGCGGCCCTTTCCCCGTTGGACTGGAAGGCCATGCTGACGTAGTTGAGCCCTACCGCCCGCCCCATCAGGATGGCCAAGCCCTGGTTGACCTGACCGAAGAATCCGGACCCATTGTCCCGTGCCCTGGACATCGCCTCGGAAACGGCATTCATGTCATAAGCGATGCCATTCATGCCGACGGAGATCACCCGGTTCACACCAGAATCACCGACCGCCGCCTTGAACTTGCCCCAGGCATTTTCCATGCGCGTGGCCCCGGCACCCACCCGGTCCGCTGTGCGCTCGGCGCTATTGCCCAAGGTTTGCTGCAGAGCGACGGCAAAGCGCGGCAGGAAGTCATCGGCAAGCACCTGTCCTGCCTGCAGCATCGCCGTGAAACGATCCTTCGTCACGCCGAGTGCCTGGGCCCCGATCTGTGCCGATGCAGGAATGCGGGTCAGCTTCTCGTTGAAATCGGCAACGCTGATCGCACCTCGTCCCATCAGATCAAGCACGCCGGCAAGTGAAGCGCTGCTCTGTTCCGCCGACAAATGCATGGCCACGTTGGCTTTGGCTATGCCAGTGAACAGGGCTCGCACAGGCTCCCCCTCGAGTGCCGTGCCACGCGCCTTGGTGAGAAAGTCGGCATAGGCTTGGCCCGTGGATTCCAGCTGGAGGCCAAGCCGGTCCGCAAGCGCCGTGACATAGGCCATTTCCTGCGCACCCTTGCCACCTGTAGCCAGGTCAAGACGCGCGCGCAGACTCTCCGCAGCTGCACCAGCCTGCTGAAGCTGTCCAGTGAGTGTTTTCAGATCTGCAATGGTCTGCAATGTGGCAGGACCAATGCTTGTGACGGCTGTACTCATGCTGATCTCTGTTCGGTATGCTTGACCGCTTGTGTTTGTCTTGAAAGGCCGGAGCCGAGGCCCCTATGCCTCAGCCCCGGTTGAGCTGGCGCAGCGCCTGCGCCTCCAGTACCTGCAACTGCGCGAAGACCTCGCCGCGCTGCGCAGCGGGCACCGCGTAGCGGCGCATCACGATCTCGGCCCCGGCGTAGTCCAGCCCGTCCCAGTGCCACTGGCCCCAGGGCGTGGCCGTCCTGCGCCACTGGGTGGAGCAGCCGAGGTACACGCTCCAGGCCATCGCATGCTCCGGCCACAGTTCGTAGTCCTCGGGGTGCAGGCGTTGCAGATCGCCGGGCACCATCCGGTCGGGGTCGATCCCCATCTGCGCGCACTGGGCGCGCAGCTCGTCGTCTACGAGATAGCGGTCTGCGCCGTCGAGGCCGAGGTGATGCCGGACAGCGCCACGGAGTTTTTTGTGGCGGCATCCCGCTGGTGCACGTTGAGTCCGTCGAACCAGGCCACGGCCATGGCCTGCTCCAGTCCCGGGTAGGCCTCCTCGGCCGCCAGGCGCTCGTCGCGGCTGTAGGGCACGGGTGTTCCTTCGTCGCCCAGCATCCCCTCCCAGCCCACAACCACTTCGTCGAGCAGCTCAGGGATGGTCATGCGACGTACCTCCTGCGAGCCATCGGGCTGCGTGGCGGGCTTGCCGACGACGATGAGTTCATTGATCTCGTCACGCCGCGCCTTGCCCAGGCGCTTGAACACGACGGCAAAGTGATGGGCTCCGAACCTGCCCTCATCGACGGGCAGGTACAGCGTTGCGGGAACGGAGATGGTGGGCTTGAGCCCGGAAATCTTGACGGCCATGGTGATCCTTGGATGTGTAGTTGTCAGGCAGGGAGGTGACGCG